GGGTCGCACGGTTGCGAGCATGACTACGCTGGCTGCGACGCCCGCTACGCTGCATACCCGATCTGGAGCTCGACTCTCCTGCCCGGACGGGACGGTCCACCGGATTGCCAGTCACGACGCAACCACGAGCGCCTATCTCGAGGCGATGTACGGTGGCGCGACGACGACGGCAACGAACCGGGACTCCTGGAAGATCTACTGGGACGAGTACCCCCTCCCGGCAGGCACAGCGGGCATCGAGGCGATTGTCTGTACCGGAAACGGGTTCACCTACCATGTGCCCGAGCAGAGCCTTCTGCCGCAGCACATGAAGGCCCTCACCATCAAGGACTACGACTCATACCCGCAGTACTACGCGGTTGAGCGACACACTCAGATCCCAGCCCCGGACACGGCCCCGACTATCGTGAGTACCGCCACTGCGGGCGGGAGCATGACCTCTGGGGTCTACAAGTATAAGTACTGCTACTTCAACACGAAGACGCAGGAACTCGGGCCGTTCTCCCCAGAGGTGTCGGCCACGATCAGCTCCGGGGCGGCAAACCTAGTCAACATCTCCTACGTCCGTCGAGCGGACTTCGGGGTAGCCATCTACCGGACAAAGGCTGATGGCTCGGAGTTCTTCCACCATCGAGTGACGTCGGACTTTGCGACAACAACACTCCAGGACATCACCGCAGACACGGGCCTTGGGTTCAAGCATGTCGACCTAGACATCGGCGGGGTTGCTCGGGCGACCAACATTGGCTCGGTGGCTCCCAGGGCGGTTGAGATAAGCGGCTCAGAGCACATCAGGCTCTGGCCTCCCCCGGACGAGGAGTACGTTGTCGATGTGACTTACTTCGTTGCTCCGAGAGAAATGGTACTGGATACGGATATCCCTGCGGTGCCCCTTCAGTTCCAGCCGGCCATCCTAGACCTTGCGGAGAGCTATGCCCTGGGGGAGTCCGAGAACCACTCTGCGGCGGGGCAGAAGCGGGGGGTTGCCATGGAGATGGTTGAGCGAATGGAGCGTGACGAGGACTCCGACCCCGGAACGGTTGTTCAGGTTGGGCGAGGAGACCCGGACATTTACGGGGAGCACCTCGGAAACGGTCGCTGGCCGCGAACCGTGAGCGGCTAGGCGGCTCGTCATGGCGCGAGTCGGACAAGGTCCAGGGTTTCGGGCGGTCCCGGTCCTCACCCGCGGGCTGACCGACCGGGTGTGGGTTTCCAACGGCGAGGCCCGCAGGGTTGATGGGTGCTACTTCCAGGTCGTTGGCACGGTGGAGAAGGCAAAGGCCGTCAGGAACCTAGTGGACTGGTGGTGGCTAAATCACCATCTACTCAACACGAGAATCAACGCGATCACCCCCTTCCAGGTCAGGGGGGGCCCAATGGAGCTTGTGGTTTCGCTCTCCGGTGACAGCGGTGATGCCGAACCCCACTATCCAGCCCTCAGTGCCGACCCCTTGACGAAAGACGGCGCAACCAAGGACAAGTACCGAGCTGGCCGAATCCTCGTCGTTCGGTGTGACAACCTCGAGCACAAGGACCTCCCCCACATCGGAGAGGGGAGCGCGTGGGACGAGAGTTACTCGGAAGACCCCGAGGGCGACCGATTCATTGCCGCGAGGCGGGTGGAGCCCGAAGACCAGTTTGGCGGCGACTACTTTGCAAACTGGGCCGGGTATCTGTTCATCGTCAATGGGGTGGACGCCAACCTGAAGTGGAACGGGGACTACACCTCCAGGGTCGGTGTGCAGGAGCGCCCGGCCGCTCCACGGGCCCTTGCTGTTAGGCCGAACCCGGACACCAAACCCCTTCACCCCGACTTCTCCATCAACGATGAGTTCGTCGGGATCGGAGAGGGTGATCGGGGGAACGCGGGAAGTGTTGTTCAGACGTTCCAGTATCGGGCTACGTTTGTCAGCGCTAGCGGGGCGGAGGGCCCCCCCAGCGAGGCCGGAGAGTTGGCCACAACCGGGGAGGTCTACAAGAACGCATCTTTCCACGACCAGCGCGTCGATCCACCCAGCAACCCGCCGTGCTGGGTCGAGGAGGCGAACCCCGCTGACGGGACGGTGGGAACCCCGCTGAGCAGGAACCCGCATAGGGCAGTTATTCACATCAGTGGCTTTGACCGTCCGACACAGTCAGACATCGTCTGGAGGAACATCTACAAGAGAGCTCGGGACGGGGAGTACTACTTCTGGCGGCAGTTGGCGGTAAACGAGAAGATCTCCTACGACCACGAAGATACGCTCGAGTCTGCAGTTCTCGGCTCTCCGCTCCAAGAGGGACTGTCGGCCCCCCCGACAAGCCAGTTTGTGGCTTTCTTCCGGGGTCGTGGTTACTACGTCTCACCGGAGAACCCGTCGTTTGTTTTCTACAGTGACCAGGACCTCCCAGAGCAGATATCCTCGGGGCTTCAGTTCCTCGACGTGAACAGCAACGACGGGAGTCAGATCACAGGGCTCTTCGCGTTTGAGGACTCGCTGCTCATCTTCAAGGAGACCTCCATCTGGCAGGTCACCGCCCTCGCTGACGGCTCCCCGGTCCTGACCCCGGTAGACGAGTCTGTCGGGAGTGTGGCGCCCCGAGCGGTTATCCGGGCCTATGAGCGGGTGGTGTTTGTTGGCCGTTACGGGGTCTACCAGTACAACGGCGGGTCGATTAAGCCTCTCTCTGAAAACCTGAACCGCTGGTGGAAGAACGTCCACATCGAGGGCCTGCGGACGGCAACGTCTTGGCTCGATGAGGCAGAGCGTAGGCTCTTTATCTCATTGCAAACAGGTCCGGATTACGTCAACGACACGGTCATCTGCTACCACTACCAGCTCGACGCCATCACGATCATCAAGGGGCAGAAGATCACAGCGGCCACCCACTACAAGGGCGAGTCGGTTCTGGCTGTCCAGTTCGACGAGAAGGTGCTCAAGCCCGTTCGCGGGGACGGAAAGAAGGGGCTGCCGGGCGGGAAGACAAAGCCCAAGGCGAAGGGTGACCCAATCCGGAACTCAGACCTCGTTATCTGGGGCCTCGGGAACTCCTACTCTTACGAGTATGGCCCGGGGGTAATCAAGGGGCGGGGGCTGAGGGGTACGGTGTCTGCTGGTGCGTGTGCGGGGAAGATCCGCTTTGGGCCATACAGTGCAAACCAGACGGGGTGGGACTCTGCCGAGGAGATGGAGGTCACGGGGATTGATGTCTTCTTCCCCTATGCGGGAGATCACGAGCTCACTGTCAGTTGGTACAAGAACAGGAACCCAGTAGCCGAGGGCACGAGAACGTTCCGGCTGAACCAGAGTGGAACGTCGGCCCAGAAGGCCGAGAACACAGACCTGACGTCCAAGGTTGGCTGGGATGGGGATGGGAAGACCTGGGACACCTCAACCTGGAGCGGGAACCAGCAGCTCTTCCAGCGCCTCGTGTTCCCTGATTCGGTTGTGTGTCGGGAGATTGAGATTGAGTTCGAGAACAATACTCAAAACGAGCCATTTGCCCTCGATGGGTTTGTCTTGTGGCGTGCTAGTAAGGGCGCGGAGAGACAGCGATGACCCAGCTCAACGAAGCAGAGCGACTCATCAAGCGCCTCGAGGTAGCGATGAGGCGCGTGAATATCGGGGCTCCGTCGTCGTTCCCACTGGAGAAGCGCGCCGGTTTTGTCCTGAAGAGGCTTGGGGTGGGTGGCCTGGTCACCCTCGAGAAGCCAGCGAGCATCCTTCGTGCGATACGCGCGATAGAGAACCACCGGGGTTGACGCTGTGTATTACCGCAAGACTAGCTACCCAGAGAGTGGCCACGCGGATGTCTCTGAGGACGTGTGGGAAGAGTTCCAGCGTATCCGCGGGCACCTGTCTAACGTAGACCAGAACAACGTCGCGCCCGGCGCGATTGGCCGGGACTTGGTCATTCCCCCGCACGACCCGGACCACAACGGGGCCAGCGACATTGTCGGTGTCGACGAGAGGTTCCTGTACAAGGAAAAATCGGTGTCTTCGGGCTCGATAAAGACGTTCACACACTCAAACCACGGCACTTGGTACGACCTAGCCAGAAAGGGCCTTAGGCTGAGCGCCGTCTCGAGGGGTGACGCTCCGTGGATTGTCGGGGCGTCGGTCTCTGCCAGGGTGTGGGCCACGGGGAGGATCAAGGACCCAGAGAGGGAAAACTTCCTAGAGGACGACGAGATGAGCCAAGACGAGATTAACCAGGCTGTTGCGTCGGTTCTAGCAAATCCATACAACCCCTCTGCGGAGATCTTTGGCCTTGCGGAGCCCGCCC